AGATCTTCTGCTACAACTATCCGTTTTTGAAACGATGGCGCCCTCCAAGGACGTCAAGCCTACCACGAAGGCACAGGAGAATGGGCGTAAAGCCCCTCAGGCCGGCCGAGAGACCAAGCCTGCCGACGCGCCCAAGGGCGTGAAGTCGGTTAAGAGCACGAAGGTTGCCGCGAAAGCGGTCGTCGCTCAAAATGGAGCTAAACCGAATCGCCGCAACGCGACTCGGTCTGTGGGCACTCAAACGGATGACATTGTCTTCCCGACCGCACCTCCCGCCCGTCAAACGGCGAAAATCAAGGCCCCCCGTCCGGGTGTGGCCCTCCGCGAACCAGCGAGTGTGACGGTTCCGGAGCCCGTGGGAGTGGTTGAGGAGCAACAACCCCCCGCGAAGCAGGCAGGGCGCAAGAGGAACGCCAAGCCTGAACCCAAGGTCTCTGAAGCTGCCGATGTAGGCGCTGAAGAGGAGGGAAAGCCCGACCCACCTACGGTGGCTGCGATCAAGGTCGTCGCCACTGCGGTTGTGGCCGCGCAAACCCTCGCCCCTGCTAAGCAAAAGCGGGGCTCTCGGGCTGTCAGTGGCGTGGAAAACGCTGGCAATGAGGCCTCCCCCGAAGCGACGGGGGAACGGAAGGCCGAACCCCTTGTGGGTAACAAACGCGGGAACGTCACACTCGCGCCGGAGCAAACCGTCGAACAAACCATGCAAAAGCCAGGCATGAAGGAATTTACGAGACCTTGGGTCTTGTCGGAAAAGCTACTCGACAAGGCCAACCGTACGTTTCCGTCGTACAATATCACCCAGAAGTCAGGACCGTTGCACGTCCATGACCACCCTTACTCCGCCATCGAGCGAGCCATCACCGAAGACATAGCGGTGGAGGCTTTGGTGCGAGCTGGGTGCAAGCGCATCACCGACATCGGTGGCAATCCGTCCCGCCATAAAGGCGCTGGACGGGTTGGCGTTCACAGTTGCTGCCCCATTCTGTCCCCGGGCGACGTTGTTCGCAACGCCCGGTACACGGACAAGATGGATTTTTGTGAGGAGCGGGTCGAGGACTGCAAGAAGGATGCCGATGGCTACCTTGCGGTCCACTCGATCTACTACCTTACCCCCGCAACTGTGCTGGATCTCCTCCACAAAGCGTCGAAGCGCGTCTTCGTCGCGACCGCCCATAAGTTCACGGGCGGGTACGGCCAAATGCACCACAACGGTGAGTACTACGAGAGTCAGTACGCCATTGTGGAGCCGGACGTCGTGGAGATGACAGTAAAGGGAAACGACCATGGCGCCTACCGTCATAGTCCCAGCTTTTGGCTTGAAACCAACTACTTCCATAGTGGTGGCAAGGCGATGGCTTGGGGCTACCGGCAGTATGGTGACACGTTCGTTTACACCTTCGTGCCTGCTCCGGTTGGCCTTTCTGATGGTGTGTCCACGCAGGAGCTCTCGTTGTTCGAGAGCGCCCGCCTGGATTCGCACTACGGTGAGGTCTCCACAGGCCTGGAGGCGTATCGCCCCACGGTCGAATTGCTCAACATCACCACGACGAAGGTGACGAGCTTCGGCCCCCTTTTCTGGACAACTCGTAAAAGTCAGGACATCTTCGTCCCCAAGACGATCATCAACCGGCTCGCTACCTTCATGGTTGGCAAGCCGCGCAACAAAGACACGCTGCAGATGTGCATTCGCGAAGCAAAGAAAATGCTTAGCGACAAGTACATGACGATTCCGGAGGCTCTTCGCACCATGCTGTGCATCCATTGCCCCGGTCTCGCTTTCGTTATCCATCTGGACGACGAGATTGCTGCGTTCAACACACTCCTAGAGCCTGCGAAGGCCGGCCGATATGCACAGCTGTCGGCCGCTCTTAGCCAGACTCCGCGAGCGCTCACCTACATCGAGCGTCTTGCGAAGGCCGTAACTCCGCATAAGCGCATTGTCGCCGCGTACGGCACGGAGGATGTTAAGTCCTACGCACAAGGTGATCCTACTCAGGAGCACACATCGACCTTGGTCGCCGACGAAATCGAAGGCACCTATAAGGACGACCACACCTTACTCACCGTCGTGAAGGCCAAGGCTAGCGGCGGGTTTAAGTTTGTGGCCACACCGGCCGTTGGCGCATACAAGAAAATGCGCAAGGCTGCTGTGATGAAGCTCCGGGGGGACGGAAAGGACAAAGACCCCAGTAAACCGTCTATCTTCCAGACCAGTACCGTTTTTGCGGACCACGCGCCAATCTGCGCTGTGGGTTCCCAAGAGGACGAGGTCATGGCTCTGCGCAACCGCGTACTGATGGAAGTCCCACCGGGAGATGCTGCCTACTGGCAGGTACTCACGGACCGCTTTGACTCCGAGAAACTCGTCGACGTCGACCGCATTAAAGCTGCGGTCAACTTTGACCAAGACTCGGCGTTCAAGGCGTGGAACAGCGGTTTCCCTAAGGGGAAGGCCCGTAATCAAGAGCTCGCCTACGGCGTGCTTAAGACCCGGCCGATTGAAGAGAAGGATCTCTTGCGGAAGACGTTCTGCAAGATCGAGAAGGCTGTGAAGCTTCACAGCGACGAAGGCGAGCTCATTGAGTTCGTCCCTCGCGCCATTCAAGGCGGGACGGACGAAGCCAACGTCGCTCTCGGACCGTTTATCGCCCAGGTGTCAAAGCAACTGGCGAAACAATGGGACGGGACGAAGAAGTTTTACTACACCTCGGGGGCCACCGGCATTAGTGTCGGTGCGTGGCTTGCTCGCCATTACCACCCGGGTGACTACCTTGTCGATATCGACTTCTCGTCCTATGATGGCACCCAGAATCGATGCACATTCGACTTTACCCGCCGCTTCTATGAGGCCTGCGGCATTAGCGAATACGGCGAAGCGCTCAAGGTCCTGGACTCCCACAAGGAGATCCATGGATTCACGCGCAATAACGTCGAGTACCGTGTGAACGACGGTATGTGCTCTGGGAACCCTGACACCTCCAGCTCCAACTCTCTGGTGACTGGTGCGTCTGCTGAACTGGGGTATGAGACCCACTTCGGCACCACGGATGGCATCCACATTGCTGCAATGGGCGACGACAACACGGCGATCGTCCCAGCGCACTTGATGGCTACCACCACTCCCGATGCTCTTAAGAAGCATCTCGTCGCTCACTTCCTTCGGTTGGGTTTCATCGCTAAGGTGAACATCACCGATGTGGTTGCGAAAGGCGAGTTCTGCTCCGGCCTCTTTTGGCCGGCGCAGGTCGGGGGCGTGGAAACGTACGTGCTGGGCGGCAAGCCCGGCAAACAGCTCCCAAAGATCGGCTACAGCCTCAAGAACCATGCTCCCGACGTTGTCGCCGGGATGTTCGAAGGGTTGGCCCAAGCGTATGCGCACGTCCCACTTCTGTCGGACTACGCGGAGATCACACGTACCAAATTGCCCGCTAAGGCCGGCAAGTACGTTGACCCGGAATCCAGGTACAAGATCCAGGCTGGTGGTGACTCCATCAGCAAATCAGTACACCTCGCGGACTTCTTCGAAGAACGCTATGGATTGGATTTGGATGTCGTCACATCCTCGCTGCGCCAGTTGCTGCTGGACGCGGACCTGACCGATATGGTCCATTGGACGTTCCTTGACGTTCTAGTGGCCACGGACTGTTAGGTCCCCACTGACCTGGGAAGTCGTTAAACTCACCCCCTTGGAGAATAAAATGTCTATAAAGTACCATGGAAATTGGTGTGGGCCTGGGTGGTCAAATGGAGAATTCCAGCCTTCCGAACGAGGGTACGCCCCGCCTGTTGACGAGTTTGATGCTACGTGTCAGGACCATGACAATGCCTACGCCGACGGAGTGGGAATTGACGCCGCGGATGATCGGTTTTACGATAGTAACATCGGTCGCGGCTTTAAGCGCAGCGTTGCTGCGCTACTGGTCCGAGGCAAGCAACTGACTCGCCCGTCGCCCAATAAATCCATTGAAGATATGTCTCGGATGCGTGGTGTGCCTGTCCGGCCTATGCCGGTCACTCTCACCCCTAGTCGTCCCAAAGCCCCTAATCGAGGTGGCCAGCGTCCAACCCGCCCTTCGGGCGTGGGGAAGACCACTCTGGCCCCAGTGAGTATCGGCACAACGTTAACCTCCAGTATGCCCAAGCGCACCGTCAGCAATGGCGTCACGCGCCTCGCGGGTCGTGAATTCATGGGATCTGTCATTGAAGCGAATAGCACCAATTGGCAGATGTCGTCTCTTTGCCCCCTGCACCCGGCGTACTTTCCTGGCTCGACGCTCAGCAACGTCGCCCGCGGCTTCACGAAGTACCGCTGGCGCTCGCTCACCGTCCATTTCGTCACTCGCTTGCCCACAAGCGTGACTGGCGAGATCATCCTAGCGTACAGCGCGAACTGCCTCATGCCGGCAGAGGATGGGTCATCGGCAGGTTTTCTTCCGCGCGTCATGACGCGTGGCAATGCCATCCTCGGTCCCTTGTGGACCAGCCATTCCATCCGCATTCCATGTGACAGCAAGACTCGTCTCGTGGATGCCTTCTCGTCGGTTAACTTCAATGAGAATGTGATGGGCGAGGTCCAAGCATACACTCTTTCGAGTGCTTCGGACACCGCTGGTTACTTGATTTTCGACTACGACGTCGAGTACATGGACGTAATGTACCAGCCCCATTCCACGATCATCCCGATTGTTGGTGGTGCCGGTACCGCTTACACCCTTACTACTTCGTCCACCACTCCCACGGCTTCCAACGCCGTGCAGTTCTCGTGCGCAGCCCTTGCTACGTACACGATCGGCACCGTGTTCAGGATGATCGTGGATTTGGATCAGTCGACCTTGTCTACGGGCACCACGGCCGCGAACGCGCTTAGCTCGAACGTGGCCTACGCTTCTAACACCACTACTATGACCTCCACGACTATACAGTGTCCCCTCGTTGATGGGTTCCAGATGTACATCGTGTGTCTTAGTAACGCCTCCCTCGCTTATGTTACATACGAGGCGGCCATTAGTGGTGATACGAGCGGACAACTCTTCTACCGTACAACGGGTTCCACAGCAGCGGTTATTCAGGCCATCGGGTATTACGTCCGTACGGCTGCTAACACGCTCTCTGCAACCCAATAGGCTACCATTTTCTCCATTGTAGCATCCAGTGTACCTCGCACAAGTGACAACTTGAGGACCCTTGTCTTATCCAATAGACCCTG